AAATGAAATATCTCAGTATGTATACGATATTGAGACAGCAAAATTAACCATTAAAGATAAAAAAGAATTTAGCGTTGCATTATTAGACATTGAATTAAAATATGAAAAGGTTACCCAACTAGAATATGACCGTAAGAAGGCTGACATCCTAGAAGAACCTTGGGTTAGTATGCCTAAAATTCACTGGAATCCGCTAGGAAAAGCTAGAGCATATTTTGAGATGGATTACAATGAATACTTTATTAAACAATTGCGAGACAATGGATACGACGGTACAGAGCCTGAAATTGTAAACCAATGGATGAATGATGTGTGCATTGGCATTTTAGAAGAAATAAATGATATGAATGCAGAATACGCTACACCATCAAAGCGGCGCGAGGAATTAGACGATAATTGATTTTATCAAAAAGTGCATAAAAATCTCATAGATATATCTGCTTGACTACAATTGTCATGATGCTATAATATATGATAGCAATCAGATTGGATCAAACATGTCTAAGACATATATTATTATCGATACACAAAATTTGTTCATGCGAGTTCGGCACGGTATACGCGCACCAGATACTGAACAGCAGCTAGCCTTGGCATTGCATATAATTTTTGCCAGTATTAAAAAGGTTTGGAATCAGTTTGATGCTACTCACACAGTGTTCTGTCTAGAGGGAAGAAGTTGGCGCAAAGATATATACACCCCATACAAAGCAAATAGAAAGGCAGCGGCTGTTAAACGGACTCCTCGTGAGGTAGAAGAAGATACGGTCTTCTTTGAGGTTATGGACGAGTTTATACAGTTTATTAGTGGCTATACTAATTGCACAGTATTGCGTAACCAAGAAGCTGAAGCTGACGATATGGTAGCTCGATGGATAAGTTTACATCCTAACGATACGCACGTGGTAATTAGTAGCGACGGTGATTTCCAACAATTAATTGCAAGCAATGTATTGATATACAACGGCATTTCGGCTTTGCTTTACACCAGTGACGGAATTTATGACAAAGATGGTAAAATTGCTAAGAATAAACAAGGTAAAGAAATGCCTATCCCAGACCCAGAGTGGTTACTTTTTGAAAAATGCATGCGAGGTGATGACGGCGATAACGTAATGAGTGCATGGCCCGGTGTTAGGACAAAAAAATTACAGGAAGCATATGCAGATAGGCATAATCGAGGATTTGCTTGGAATAATCTTATGCTTAGCAAATGGACTGATCACGAAGGTGTTGAGCATAGAGTTAGAGATGATTTTGAAAGAAATAGACTGCTGATAGATCTCAAACTCCAACCTGCAGATCTAATCGATAAGTTTGACCAAACTATACACAACAGTATCATTACAACTCATAGGAAACAAGTTGGTCTTGCGTTGATGAAGTTTTGCAATCGACATGGTTTGGTTAAAATTGAAAAATCTAGTGCAGAATACAGCTCGTGTTTCAGTTCTCCTTATACAGGAAGTCTATTGCAAACACACGACGAATGCGATTGAATAGGTAAGATACAACCATGGCAATAAAATATAGCCTAAAACCAGTAGCAGACAACGGATGGATTTTGATGGCCGATGGCGATAGAATAGGGCTAGTCAACAACATCGACGATAAGATTACAGTTATTGGTAGTATAGAACCTAAAGAATACAACAGTATAGACGACTTGCGTAAACGGTTAGGAGGCAAACTAACCATAGAAGAATCTACAATATCAATAAAAGAACCAGAGATCGGTAATGTAGGTGGATATCCAGTTAAACATGCAGCTCACTACGATCCAACAACTGGTGAGATACCAAGTTATACTCGCACTGCTAAAAGCAAAGAAAGATATGCAGCAGGCTATTACGCATTGAAATTTGCTCAGGGTTGGACTAATAGCTTTTGCCCTCGGTTATCTACTTTAACCGAATATGAATACATTGGTCCATTTACAACCAAAATAGAAATGCAACATCAAATCTCATCTAAAAACAAGGAAAAGATACTATGAGCACTGCTGCTTTAGAGTCATTCATAAAAAAGTATCAAACTGCTAGAAATTACAATAGTAAAGAAATTAGGTTAACGCTTCAAGACGCAGAAGAACTTAGTACAGCATTAGCATTGATATTAGTCAACATCAACTCCTTAAGTGCTAAAATAATTCAGCTTCAAGACCAAATATTAGCAAACCAATCTGAAATTGATCTATCAGGTGGTAGTTTTACTTGACCTATCAAATTCATTGTTTAGCATAGTCACATGCTTTATAAAAATATAAACGATAAATTGATATCCGCAGTAATTGACACTGTTGGACACTGCAATCTTATTACTGGGCCGTGGATAGCTGGTGGTACACCGCGGCGTATTTGGTTTGATACAAATTGGACGAAATATGACGTTGACTTCTTTTTTCCCGATGTAACTACGCGGAAGGCAGCATCAGAACGACTAGATTCAATTTATCAAAAACAACTTGATAATTGGCATAAATCACATACAAATGATAAAGGCGATTTTATTGTAGCTACAGATCCACTGCCAACTCGTCATAATACCAATAATGCAACTACGTATACAATCCAAGTTGCTCAGACATATGTTCATATTCAGCTTATACACAAGGAATATTATCCTAGTTTGTCAGCGCTATGGTATAATTTTGATTTCAACAACTGTAAGTTTGCTACAGACGGCATTAAAATAGCAGCAGACCCTACGGCAGTTGAAGATTGCCAACAGAACCGTTTAAGTCGTAATATCAATTGCCAACACAAATTGGCCGCTAAACGAGTGATCAAATACAGTTTTTATGGATTCAATGCTGACAGTGAAATTATAAGCGAATTATTAACTCAGTATAACGAAAAAACAATTTATGAAGCAAGCGACGACGACTATGTATGATACATTAGAAGACCTACGAGTGTTTAGTCAATTGAGCGAAGGTTGTCATTATATAGATATTGAAAACGAAAAATTTACATGCATAGGAGGGTATGTTTTACCTTATCACATTTCAATTGGGTTAATGTTATGGGTGATGATGGGTACACGTTCATATGAACTCATTTTATGTGATACAATACAGATTGAATCAATAATTAAATTAAATCCACATGATACCCAATTATTGATATCAACTGATACAGCTAGCGTTGTTAATCATATATATGAGAAAATTCAGTCTGTAATGCGAACATGGTCAGTTGATGAGTTTGAATGCATACTGCCAGACCTAGTCCATTAAAATGTCGATCATGCTAAATATGCATAGGGAGATAAAGTATGAGTCGTCCAAAACCTACCGTTCTGTTAGACCATACGGATCCAAAATCGTACAAAAGCGATCAGGTCCTTATGGCTGAAGGTATATATGCGGTATTTTTGGATAACCAACCAATTAATCTACGTACGCTCAACAAACTATTAGATTATCCTGGTCCAAAATATAAAAAAGTAAGTTTTTCTAATCCAGGACACGCACATAATCTAGCTGAAAAACTAAACGTACTGTTTAAGACCGATCGATTCAACGTACATCTTTTAAAGAATGGCGAGATTATCTCGGAAGATATATAAAGATCTCAATTGTTTACCAATAGGTTGGGAAACAAGAGAAGATCTTATCAATATTATTATTCATAATTCTCAGATAATGGACGCCTGCAACAAAATTGCTGCAGGTGTTCAATCTACGGGTATAGATGGATATATGCGTTTATTTTTTATGAAAAATAGTTGGCAATTGACATCTTGGGGTGCATTAGCTCTTATAAAAACTTATCAATCATGGACGCTTCTCCATGATGATAATGCATTAATAAGCGGACGCATATTGATAAACATGAGCAAAATAATAAAAAGCCCATGGATTGCTAGAGGTAGACATGTATACGTATGGAACGAAAGTGTCCACTTTGAAATGCAAATGTTTGATGGCAGCATAAAAAACTTTGTTGATTTTTATATACCAAAATAACCTTTGACAGATTTGTAATACCGTAGTATAAACGCAGCATTAACTACGCAATTAAGGAGCGAAAATTTAATGGCTGTTGCAACACGTAATAAAGTGTTAGAAATTAACACTGTTAGTCCAAGTCGTCTAAAGTTGGCTATCAAACATGCTATTTCGCGCAAACGTCCAATGTTTATCTGGGGACAACCTGGCATTGGTAAGAGCGAGATTGTAGCAGAAGTAGCACAGAGCCAAAATCGTCCGCTGATTGATATCCGGTTGCCTCTTATGGAACCAACAGATATCCGCGGTATTCCTTATCTTGCTGAGGTTACTATTAAGGATGGCGCAGGCAACGTTGTGAAGAATGAACACAATGTTCCACTTACTGAAAAAGTATTTGCTTGGAGCACACCTAGCGATCTACCAACTGATCCCAATAGCCGGGCATTGATTTTCTTTGATGAAATGAGTGCTGCTCCACCAAGTGTGCAGGCTGCTACTTATCAGATCATTCTTAATCGTTGCATTGGTAGCTATAAGCTTCCAGATGATTGTGTAATTGTAGCAGCTGGCAATCGCGTCAAAGACAAAGGTGTAGCATACAATATGCCGATGCCGCTGGCAAATCGTTTTGCTCCTCACCTTACGCTAGAAGTTGACAAAGACGATTGGCTAGAATGGGCAAACCTAAATCGCGTGCATAAGGACGTTGTTGGTTACATTAATTTCCAAGCGGGTGATCTTAATCAGTTTAATCCAAGCATTGATACGTATGCGTTTGCTACACCACGCAGTTGGTATTTTGTCAGTGAGCTTCTACAGGATGTTGATCAAACCGGCAAACTCGTAGATACTCAACTCCCAAGTGATGTTCTTGGAGATATGATTAAAGGAACCATTGGCGAAGGTGTGGGTATCAAGTTCATCAGCTACCGTAAACAAGCGGCAAATCTACCGCCTGCACAAGATATT